TGCACCTATAATTGTAATCGTCTTTGCAACAGGGACAGCATTACTTCCTCTTTATCTTATGGGCAGCGTTATATCAGTTCAACAGTCTGAACGTCTTAATTAATCGGCTGGGTCTGGCGTATTGCTTTTTGTTATTACTTACCTATATCCAAATCAGTTACTGTTCCGCCATCATCAATCCATTTTTTTAGCTCGACATAATCTCTATTAGCTGTATCAAGAGGAATAGACATGTTCTCTCCATTTACAGTTACATTATACGAGTTAGTAAAGACTTCATTGTAAAAGACTTTTTTTACATTTGTGAAATTCATAATTAAAAATCCGAGTCTAAGAAGAGACCCATAGGGGAATCTCCAGCATTGCCATGTGCTAAACACGCATCTCCTTGAACTAAACTACCAGCAGTAATTAAAGCAACTAAGCTAGTCTGAGTAGTATAATTTGTACCACTTATAGTCATATTCATACTGGTCACATCAACGTTAGCTCCTGTATTCATAACATGGATATTTATTCCTTTTAAAGTAGCCGTAGGGGCTGCTCTTAAAGCAGTGTAATAAGTGATTCCACCTTGTGCTTGTGTAGTAAATCTTGTGGCAAATGTTTGACCTTCATTCGTTGATGAGAAATGATGTTGAAAGTAGCGTTGGCATCGAGCAAGCTCTTGTCCGTAGGTCGTATGTGGATAATCAGGACAAAAATCTGTAGCTGTTAGCTGAATACCTGTAAATTCAATGGTTGAGCCACTTCCGGCCGTAAGCCATGTCGAAGCCATATCAGGGATATTTTCACTCCCTGAAGCAGCCCAAGTATCCAAAGAAACGCCACTTGCGGTATTATTTGTTCCGCTAAAAATTTCAATATATATTCTTAATCCAGCTCCATTATTATCATCAAATTGAAGATTACTATTACCAGGAATTGTCTTGGTTATTTTAGTCCAGGTATCATTCCCTGACGCTGTAAAACTAAATGGATATCTTTGTTTAGTACCGTCTTGACTTTCAAAATAAGCATAGAAAGTTTGATTAGTACTAGCTTTAAACCAGAAACCAAAAGTTATATAACTAGAAGCAGAAGTATAATCCCATCCTGAATGTGCAACATCTTGAGCTTCGATTGAACTTAAAATTGTTAAGCCTGTATCCGCCGATACTGTACCAGCACCACTTAGTTCTACACGTATTGAATTTCTATGTCCTGCCTCCCACGGGCCAGAATCAGCCGAAGTTAATGTGTGTTGTGAATGAGTGTTGGTCACACCTGTATTATTCATCGTAACTTTCCACCTATCTAAAGCATATTCCTGAGCTGTGCTTGTCGTTTTTCTTTGGGCAAATCTCATGCTTCCATTTATAAATAAATTACGATAGGAAGCGTTATTAGTAATCTTAGCGGTTGCTGTTCCATCACTAGCCAATGTAATCGCATCGCTAGTTGCCGTTGTATGGCGTATTGCGTTTGTTTTTAATTGGCTCATGGTTTAGGATTGTCAGATTTAACTTTGTCAATGGCTTCGACCCACTTGTTAGTGCCATTCTTTTTGTCCCAGTAGAGTTGATCTAATTGATCTGGTAATTTAGGATACGCAGCTTGTCTATTACGAGCATAAGTTGTAGCATCAAAGTTGTCTTGTAATGCTTTTAACCCATCAGTACATTCTTTTTCTGTTGGTTTATAACCTCCATCATGTACAATTAAATTTGCATAAATTTTATTCTTTGAATCAGTCCATCCAAACCAAGATCCATTACGGACTGTTATTAAGTAATCTTCAATGTGATTAGCTTTTCCTGTGTTTCTATCCATAATTAAGTATCCGCTAGTTTTAAAGCAATAAAGCCACTACATTGTTGACCTGAGTTTGCTTCAATATATGCACTATCATTTGCACTCATATGAAAGCGTACTTTTTGATTGCTTGTATCTGTTATATCAAATATATGCTGACAAGTAGCTCCTCCATACCACCATGACCCAGATACATAATTAATATTACCAGTCCCTACTGCATAGTGTCCCCAAGAACCTCCATTATTTGATGTCTGGTCAATCCTTACCCAAATAGCACTACAATCTGAGCTATGTCTAGCCATAACAGTTAACTGTATATACCAATAACCAGTAGAAGGAAAGGTAAATACTCCAGATGATTCACTTAAACCAGTTCCTAAATGACCAAATCCACCAGTATCTGCTCGTTCCCAATTGGTTGTTTGAGGAGAATTACCTCCAGCCGTTTCTGAATGTATTCTCCACATATCAGCTTCTGCAATTCCAACAGTATTTGTATCTGTTACTGTAGCGAAAGCTAAATTCTTCGACCCATCAGTCTTTAAAAACTGTCCTGCACTCCCATCGGCTACTGGGAGAACAAACGGAACATCATTATTCCCCGTTGTTGAGGCTGGACCCTTAAAGGAGACAGTGCCTCCTCCTGAGTCAGCTGTTAGTTTTAATTCACTCATCCTGCTACCTCCATTAGAATGATAATTGATTGACCTTCAGTCGCACTTCCTCCATTAAAGGTTGTATTTTGATCGGCATGAAGTTCCTTTGCTTGTGTTTTATATGTAGTAGCAGATGTTGTATTCGGTGAATCTAAATACATAAAAGATTCAGTAAAATTCCAAACAATATAATCATCTTCTTCGGGTACAGAAATATAATTAGTAGATGCTTTTCCATATTTAATTACTGTAGAACCTCTAAGTAATTGTATTGTACAACCTAATGTATCACCGCCACTAAATCTGTTTAGTTCTACAGGATGATAAACACTTATAAGTACTTTACTACTAGTTGCTGAAGGAGTGATATCACAAGTTAAATCTGTATCTACAAATGAAGTACCTGCGATAGTTTTTGCAGTTGTATGAGTTGCTTGTACTACTTGAAGGATTGCCCCTGTCGGTTGAACAGCAGTTGTCGGAGTTATAACGTTTGTTGTTCCGTTTAATGTTATTGCCATAGTTATACCACCGTGAATGTTGATCCACTAGGGATCGTTAATGTGTAGCTTCCTGTTGAAAACGGTCCAGCTACTAAGCCGTTATTACCTGTACCTATTGTATGGTTTGCTGTCATCGTAGCTTTGTGCTCAACTATATCACTAATAGAAGATGGTAAGTTTGTTAAAGCTGAACCATCACCAGCAAAGCTTGTAGCTCCTAATGCTCCAGTGTTAGAGTTAAAGGTTAAGTTAGAACCACTCTTAGGTGCAAGATCACCTGTAGCTGCTGTCGCAAATAATGGGAAACAAGTAGTATCAGATGATTCATCCGCTACTGTTACTGTTGTTGCTATCGCTGCTGTACCAGTTGTATCTTGGTTCAGTGTTCCAACTACGAAATCTAAAGTACCATCACCATCTTCATATGTTACTGTAATACCTGTCTCAGTATTACCAGTAACCATACCACCAACAATATCTTGTACTTCTTCAGTACTTAATTGAGTGTTGGTATCTGTAGTCTGAGCAACCCAAGCTAGATTTCCACTACCATCAGTTTTTAAAACTTGGTTAGCAGATCCATCATCATCAGGAAGAGTTAGTGTATAACTTGCAGCTGCACTATGAGCTGGTCCTTTTATTTTTACACCGTGACTATTATTCTCACAATTAAGTTGGATAGTACCAGGATTAGTATTACCTTTAACTTCTAATAGACCAGTTCCATTAGGTGTAAGTTTAATATTACCGTTAGTTGTACTGGTGTTGATTTCCTGTGCTTGTACATCTAATGCACCACCTAATTGTGGACTAGTATCTTCTACTACATTAGAAAGTCCAGCAGCCGGAACAGCTTGCCATGAGCAACTTCCATCACCATCTTCCCGTAAGAATTTAGTACCACCTGATTCACCAGTTGAAAGTATTGCTGTACCCTCTGGAGTTCCACTACCTGCAGTAGCCCACTCCATTCCATTAGAAGTATACTTAAGATATTTATCTGTACCCGAAGGTGCATTATGGATATCTAACTTAGCTTCTGCAATAGTGTCGTCTGCTATATCTCCATTGACAATAGTACCATCTACAATCTTAGCAGAAGTAACTGTATTGTCAGATACAACATGAGAACCAGATGCTTTCATCCAGATAATATAATCAGGATGTGCTGTTAAGTTTGCACCAAAATGAATACTAGATCCATCAATACAGAATCCATCATTAGATCCTATAGATGTACCAGTATTAGGTTCTTGTAAGACACCAGCTATACTAATAAGTAAAGCAGCTGCTTGGTTTGGAGATACAGCAGTTGTACTTCCTTTAGTAACTAATTCATAATCAGCTGAACCTGCAGAGAACGCTCCACTTGCATTATTATGTGCTTTAAGTTCTAAGTATTGATAGTCGGTTGTAACTGCTCCACCACCACCTGAAATAGTGATAGTTTTAGTTGCTCCAGTACCGCTAGCTGTTACTCCAGCACCTACAAAGTTTAGTGTTGTCGCAGCTGTAGATAATGAAGATCCTTCATCTTGTACTGTTACTTCACCACCACTAGCTGCAATAGTTACCGAATCTGCACTAGCATCAGTAGTTACAGTTACATTGGTACCACCTACTATAGTAAGTGTATCTGTAGCTGAATCTGCTGCTACTGTAGTTTGACCACTAACAGCTACATTAGAAAATGCGTTTTGGTTTGCTTCTCCAGTGTCAGTAGCTGCAATAGTAACTGAATCTGCACTAGCATCTGTTGTAATTGTTACATTACTTCCACCTACTAATGTAAGTGTATCTGTAGCTGAATCTGCGGCTACGGTAGTTTGTCCACTTACAGCTACATTAGAGAATGCGTTTTGGTTTGCTTGACCACCACCACCAGCATTAGCATCTACATATGCTTTAACTGATTGTTGACTCGGTACCTTAGTAGCCGAGTTGGTAGACATATCATCTTCATCTAATAAATCAGAAGATATGGAATAATTATTTGCAGAAGTAGCTATTCCAGCTAACTTAGTTTTCTCAGCATCGGTATATGCATTAGTATTTGATTCACCTTCATAGGCTGTTTTAATCTGAGCACCTGTTTGATCTGCTGTTGCACCTGCTTCAATCGCATTGAGTTTACTATGATCTGCATCTGTAAATACATTCGAATCAGTAGCAGCCTCAACCGCAGCTCTAATTTCAGCATTGGTTTGATCTCCTGTTGCACCTGCTTCAATTCCATCTAATTTAGTACCATCAGCTGATACATCTCTACCATCAACTGTACCACTAGTTACTATATTCTGAGAACCAAAGTTTGGTGATATTTTAGTACCAGCAATAGCTGCAGTATCAGATATATTAGCATTAACTAATTGTCCTTTACCTTCAGCAGCAGCAATATCTCCAGTTTGAAGTGTATTAAATGTACGCTCTTGTTCGTGATAAAGTAATTGTGTAAAATTATTATTTAAATCTGTTGCTCTAATAGATGATCCTGCAGCAAATGTTGCTTTGGATGTGTCTACATCAGTATCTCTATAAATATGGATGTTATTAGTACCTGTTGGTGGAACGTTCCCACTAGTGAAAACTATGTTGGTACCAGTAACATTATAATGTGTTGATTCAGTTTTTAAAGTGCCTCCGACTTTTACTTTGATGTCAGAGGTCTTATAATATGGAAATGTATAAGCAAAGGAAGTGGTGGAGTTATTCCCGCTATAAAAATGTTCAGTTGTTACGGCCATGTTTAATATTTAATACAGGCTAAAAGAGCCACGTTTCTTGGTCTTGCTTCTGTTCCACCGTCGTTTGCTACCGTAGTAGTTGTTGTATGGTTATGGGATGCGTCAATATTTAAAGTACCTGTAGCACTATCATCTGTAGCATTAGGTGTATAACTTCCTTGTGTATTACCACCATGAGAGAATATACCTGTACCTGTACCACTTCCTGATTGGAAAGTTTCTGAAATCTTTGTTGCAGAACCAGTTAAAGAAGTAGTTGCAGTACTAGAAGTAGCAGTATGATTATGTTGTTTATTTTGATCTGTTTGCGTACTTCTAATAGATCTTCCACTATCAGTACCCTTACCATCATCCCAACCTCTTACAAATTCTCCTCTTAAATCTGGTAGATTAGCTCCTACTATAGCATATAAAGCTGAGAAATCAGCTGTTATACTTTGTGTAGTACCACTACCATTAGCAATAGCATCACCATTACATTTTAAATACCCTGCAGGAGCTGAAGATCCAGCATACCAGATAACAGTACCTATAGGGTTAAATCCTCCTGGAGTTACTTTATCTCTAGTTACAGCATTATTGACTATTTCAGCAGTATTAACTGAATTGGTAGCCATTAATGCATTAGTTATCTGATCGTCTTGTATAAATGCAGTTGTGATAGCATCATCAGCTATTTTATCTGCAGTAACACTATTGTCAAGTAATTCGTTTGTACCAACACTATTGTTAGCCATCATAGAATTTTCAATAGCATCAGTCTTGATAGACCAATCAGTAGAACTGTTAATCTGTATATCCCCTTTATTACCTAAAGAGAATGATACAGAATTATCAGTCTTTAATGTTCCAAATTCTTGTGCTGCATATAATAATTGAGTATTATTAGTATTTAAATCACCAGCTCTAATAGCACTACCAGCTGTATATGTAGCTTCTATAGCATCTATATTTGTATCTCTAAAGATACGGATGGTATCATTGACAGCAGGAGCTACATTGAAATTAATAACGGTACTAGCCCCTGATTGAACAATCGTATAGTCATTCGTTAATTGTTTTGTAACGCCATTTAATTGTACTTTCAGATCAGTGGTAGCAAGAAATGGAAAGGTAACAGTAAAATCTCTGTTACCTGCTTCCGTCTGAGTATGGCTATTTTCCGTTGAATAAGTCATTTAGCTATGTTAAGTGTTTTTTGTAAACCAGTGTCTTCATATAGTTGATTTAAGTTACCAGTACCTTGATTCCTTTCATTCTTAATTTTCTCATATTCACGTTGTCTGATACCTGATCTCATTGGTTCCTCTAATGAGTTCTCGGCAAATACTTTTGCTTTACTATAAGCAACATCTAATTTATTATAAATACCTTTATACTTACCAGTATCTAATATAGAAGAAGGTATCAAACCTCTACGTTGAGCTTGGATAATATTAATAAAACCTTTATGTACAACTCCATCAGGTCCAGTATAAGTTAATTTATTAGCTTCCTGCATAATTTTATTTATTTCTTTTTTGTATATACCTTGTTCTCCAATCTTAGTATTAATAGCAGTTATCTCATGGTTTTCTAAAAGAGCTCCTTTTTGACTTAATCTCATAATAGGATTACTATTAAATTCAATGTCAATTAAGAATTGTCTTTCTTTAGATGGTTGAGAAGTTACTTTCATTGGACCTCTATTCCATACTCTAAGGAACCAATTATCTTCTTTACCTATTTCTCTACCATCTACAGGATCAACTACATAAGGTAAAGAACGTTCAGGATCAAATTTATCTAACCAAGCATTACGGTTTCTTAGATTATCCTCTAATTCAGAACGTATTTGACGTAACTGAGGATACATGATTTTACCTAGTTCATTTCTTAAACTACCTAAAGGTACTAAGTTATTACCAAAACTAGATAAAAATCTAGTAGCTGCTGCACCATTACCTTGTAATACATCATACATAGGTTCTAATTGAGATAGGACTGATCTATTAGTAATAGCTGATCCTAAGACAAAAGATAGTTTATTATATAAATCTTCTTGCATACCAGCTGATAGACTATCAAAGTTATCTACAACATCAATAGTTAATGATAACCAGTCACCTATTGGACCCATCCATTCATAACTAACTTGTTTATTAGTACCTGGTACTTTGCATGATTTAGGTTTCCAACCACTTCGTATTCTCATACGTTGCCTAGCTTTATCATAATGACCATTACCTGTACATCTATCATTAACAGCAGCAAAACCAGCCATAGTAACCATAAGACTACCTAAAGCTGCTTTACCTTTAACTTCAGCTCTAATTCTATTAAATGTATCTAAAGCAAATTCATCTACTGGTTGACCTTTACTTTGTAAGATTTGTGCAATCTCATCAAATGAAAATTCACTAACTTTTTTTCTACCTAATGGACCCCACATCTTTTGATAATCAGCAGATAATAGTCCAGCTGGACTCCATTTACCAAAGGTATCAATAATGTTAGCAGTAGTTCTAGGGAACCATATAAATGTACGAGCTGCAGGGAAACGTTTAATAAAAGCATTCATCCCTTCAACTACAGGTGAGTCTGCATTAAGTGCTATTTCACTGGTAGCTGCATTAATAGCTGAATTATTTATCATACCATTACTATCAAACATTGAATCATAAAGTTCATTCATTGCTTGTTTAAAATTCTTATCTGTAATCTCATCACCAGATTGAGCTAATTTATTAAAAGCTCTAAATTTAGCTTCTGTTGTAGCTACAATAGATTTAGAAAAACCATCTAAAGCTGTCATAGCATTACCACCAAATCTAAGTACAGGATCTTTAGATAGTGCATCTAAATCTTCATATACACTAAGAATCATTCTACCACCATCTTCACCGTTTTCAGCAGCTGCATCTGACCAAGCTCTTAAAGAGTCTAATCCTTGATCTACTTCTCTAGCTACATCACCACGCATCATATAACTAACTTCAGTTGGATTAGTAGAAGCTTTTCTAAATACTAATCTCATATGATCTGTAGCTTTCATTAAGGTATCATCAAGTGAAAAATGAGCTACCATAGCTTTCTTCATTAATTTCACATCACCTTGTACTGCAGCTCCAGTGACCGTAGCCAAGCCTCTACCCAGTAAACCAGTGAAGTTACCTACACCAGCATTGATGGGTGTTGCTAAAGCAGATAGTGCAGAGTTAAAAATATTACTCCACATAGCTTTATTAACTATAGAAGGTACGTCTGGATTAGCATCATAAATAGCTTTTTTAAAAGTCCCTAGATTTTCACCTGCCCAATTATGTAATTTCCAAAGTGTATCTACATTACCATCAGTAAATTCATTAGCTAATAATAATGGTCTAAGGAATGCAGGGTTTTCTCTTGATACTTCTTTTAATGTCTCTGTCCATGCTTTAACTTTAGGTATTATTTCAGCAGCTTTACCATTAGATGCATTTAAAATTGTATCAGCAGCACCATTAATAATATCTTTATCACCAGTTTCTACAGCTTTTTTCCAAGAATCCATACTAGAAAGCATTGAACCTGCTTCAAAATTAGCAAGACCTTTTTCTACCATAAGTACTTCTAAACGATCTGCCATTAATTCAACTGTTCTATTAACAGAATCTCCATCTTCCATTAATCTTGCACCTTCAGAAAAGTCTGCTACTTGACCAGCTTCAGATGTAGCTAAATATGCTCTAGCTTTCTGAGCATTTAAGTTTAACATATCATCTTTAAGTTGCTTGATAGCTCCTGAGATTCCCTTTTTACCTACAATTCTAATAGCAGAATCATCTACAGAAGTTTTGAATTCATCTAATAAACCTATAATTTCATCAGTAGATACTCTTGGATTTAATAATGTTGCTGCTAACTGATTACCAGCGTCACTCATCATTTTAGAAGTTATAGTTTTATTAGATCTTAATCGTTTACTAAATGAACCACCTTCTTCTAATTGCCTGGTTAATTCAGATACTAAAGTACGCTTTCCTAAATTTTCTAATTCAATACCTTCTTTTCTTGTAGCTTCATGTATAAGATTACCTATCCTACCCCAACCTGAATCCGTATTAGTTTGGATTTGTGCTGCATCTACTTGTGCACCAATAATTCCATCAGCATCTTTTGTGCGAACTAAAGATTCACCTTCAGTACGAAGAGACCAATCTATAGGTGGCTCACCTTTACTTAAATAATATTCATTAAGTAAATTTAATTCCTTTTCTTTTCTAGCATAACTTCTAAGAACTTTATCTTCTATAGGATTATCAGAAAATTGAATATCACTAAATTCATCTTTAGTTAATTGATTAATCTTTGAATTACCACCTTCTGAAGATGGTATAAATTGAGCCGTTCTTTTAACACTTCGTCCAGCTTTGGTAAGATAAGCAGCACCTTCAATGATACTAGATAGTACATTAAAAACAGCACCTTCCAGTACATTCTTAGAACGTTTTTCTCCAGCTGTATCATCAGCATCTGTAGCTACACTTTCAGGTATCCATTGAAATGTTTTAGGCCAATAAGCTTTTAAAGTACCTAATAGGTTATCATCTTTTTGGTTTTGTTCAGCTACATAATCAACTGAACCACCAGTACCTACATCAATACCAAATTTAGCAAAATATTGAAATGATTTAGAATTTCCTAATGAGTATAACCAAGGGATTTTTGTTGCTACAGCTTTACTAGCATGTAGTTTACTAGCTGCTGATATAGCCATACTTCTAAGACCAAGGGATGGTATTATAAGTCCAGATATATTTCTAACAGCTTGTACTGATTGAGCTTCATATGGAGGTATCTTAGGTATGTTTGGTATACCTTTAGGTGATGCAAAATTAAGAGTATCTATAATAGTATCTAAAACCCCTACTGCTGGTGCTAAACCTTCTCCTGTATTTTGGAGCGTATCTTGTAAAAAACCTCCAACACCTTCTCTAGGTTTCCTACCAAAACCTGGTATTAATTCACCAGGTTCAGCAAGATCAATCTTTTCTCTTGTTGTTAATCCTTCAAATTTATCTCCCGTAGGAGCTTGATTTACGTCTGATTCTTGTGTAGTACCCGTAAGTAACTCACCTATATTTTCAGGTAGTTGTAAATCTAGGTTTTCTGGTTCCATAATTAATTTTTGTTAGTACTCATTTGTTACCTAGTTCTTCCATAGCGATAGGAGCATTATCTTTAATAGCTTGGGCGTTTTCACGTTTAAGCTCTTCCTCAGTATCTTTATCTATTTGAGCTTTATCTTCATCAGTATTAAACTCGTTTGTTAAATAAAGATAAACTCTTTCTTGTTGTACTTTATCTAACCATTTCCAACCTTTCTTTATTAAGAATTGAATGTCATATGCTGTATTAGAATTAGGATCGTCAAGTTTTTCATAGACTTGATTTAAGTATTTAACTATTGCAGTATCAGCAACTACTTTGTCAGTATCTTTTGAACCTAATCCCCAATTCTCTCTAAACTTTATATCTATTGGATCTTTACTCTTTAATAAAGATGCTTTCTTTTTAAGAACTAAAGTTGCCGGATCTGTATTTGCTAATCTAGCAATTGTATAAATTTTATCTGAATAAGTGAGATCAGTAAATACACCAGCTAAATCATCATTAGTGAGGAGTAAACCGTTTTCTATAGCTAATTGTCTATCTGGTAGACCAGCTGCATTTTTCTCAACCTTGTCTAGTGTATTATAAAATTGTTTAGTCCAGACCTCTCCAGCAGTTGATGTACCTCCATCAATATTAACACGGTCACCATAATTCATATGGTGAAAATTTCGAGAATCTACTCTACTCATAGTTGCTTTAGCTCGTATATAATTCTCAAACTTACCTACACCATCTTGTGTTTGACCATACAAACCACTTGCAGTACCACCACCTCTCATTTTCCATAAGCCTTCTTTAAGAGCTGCTATATCTCCTTCTATATTTTCATTAGGTGCTACTAAATTCCCATTATCATCATACTGAGCCATAATCAGTTGTAATCTTTTACCTGCAACTTCTCTGTCTAGGTCATTAGAAATCATTTCTCCCCATGCACTAAGTTTCTGTCCTTCAGTATAAGGTTGAGAACTATAAGCAGCATGTATTATAGATTTTAAACTACCTTCATTATTACCATGAAGACCATTATGATAGGTGAGTTTATCAAAAGCTAATTGTACTTTTTCTCGTACAGTATTATTATCTATAGCATTTATATCCTCTTGAGTTACACCAATTAAACCAGTGTTTATTTTTGGTGTCCAATTATCTAATGCAAGTTGTTCATATTCTGGACTTTGTGCTGTGATGTTTAGTTTCTCTAATTTACCTAATTGTTTATCACTTAAATTACCACGACTTTTTAACCGTTGTATAAATCGATCAAGTTGTTCTGGTGGTAAATTGTTATATGCACCCTGTTGTAATTCATTAAATGCTATATTATCTTCTCGTGCTGCTGTTGCTACTAATTTAGATTGCCCTCTCTTTACAGCTGCGGTAAAATTATCTTTAGCATCAGGATCGTGAAGGAAGAAAGTTTCAAATATATTTCCTTTTTTACCTTTGGCAGCATCGTGTTTTACAATATAACCTTCTATATTTGCTAATGCATATGACGGTATATAACCTTCGTCAGCTAATGAAAGTACTTCCTGGAAAACAGCTGCTGCTGCTTGTTGTTGAGCAGTTGGACCACCGTTGTCTATATTTGTATATAAATCCTTACGTAATAATATTTGGTCACCAATATTCTGAGAAAATAAATTAGGATTCTCTGCAATAGATGTTATTCCTAAATAAACTTTGCTTCTTTGAGTTAAAGTTTGATTATACTTATTTGAACTTGCTGCTCTAGCAAGACCCCTAGTTGTTTCGTTTTGTCTTTTAATATCACCTACTAAAATATTAGCTGAAAATTCTTTTGAGACACCAAATTTAATAAGCTCATTTATACCAAATTGTACTTCATATTCTGCTTGTTGGGTAGCGTTTAACTCATCCCAATTCTTTGGTTTATAATCATTACTTCCTATAGGAATCTCAGCAAATAGTCCTTTAAGATTCTGACTACTGTTTAATGCAAGCATCTCTCGCATTAGTATTTGTTCTCTTGGATCAAATTTTTGGATATCAGTTAATACATCTTTTAAATGTGTATTATTCTTTTTTAAAGAATCCCAAAACTCACTGTCTTTCCAAACGTTCTTTTTATTACCATCATAGGTTTTAACTTCCTCGCCTAAATCTACACTTTCTATTTGTTTTAAAAGATTAGCTACTTTTTGTTTTGTATCATCATCATCTTTGTCTTTGCCTTTGCCTTCTCCAGCAGCTTTTACTAATTTAGCTACACTTGTAGAAAACTCTGCTAATCCTTGAAAGGTTGCAACAAAAGATTCCTCTTTAGCTCTAGCAAGTTCTTGCTGATCTCTTTCTCTTAAATTAGCATGATGCTCTTTTAGTTGTTCAGATTGTCTAGCATAAACTTCTGAGAGTTTATCTCTCCAATTCGTAGGTGGTGAAGGTTGATAAAAATTGTTAACTGTCATAATTATACTACAAATGGCATAGCCATCCCGGCTACAGAACTTCCTATTTTCAAAGCATCCATAAACATAGCGTGTCCTACATTCCTCATAACAGGTTGTGGAGGTACCATATCAGGATTTTTAACGAATGCTACATTAGTAAAGGATTGCATTTGTTGAGCACGAGTAGCTGATGCAGCTTTTGCTCCTTCTCTACTTAATGCCTGACCAGCTTCTGTTAATTGACGAGCCTTGTCATTACCTCGTTTCATATATTCACCAAATTCCAGTGCACTTAATCTTTCACTAGATCGTCCTAAACGACCAGCTGCTTTTAAATCTGCACCTTTACTTTGTTGGAGAAATTTTTTCCAATCTTCTTGACTTGATGCAAACATTTGATCTACTAATTTACCATGCTTTTCTTGTATATCAGAATAAGCATTAGCTAATGCAAGATTACTAGAATCAATTAATTGTTCATGTTGGACATGCTCAGTCTTAGTTAAACTAAGGGTTTGCATCCATTCTCGTTCACGTTTTTCAAGTTTATACTTGTAATTACGTCTAGCTGCTTCATTAGCAGCTCTTGCGTCGGCTCCTAAACACACGGCAAAACTCTATAAAGGATAAGTTATTAGGTCCATATTTTATTTCTCTTAAAAACTTGAACCCAAGGAATTTAAGTAGTTTTAAATGGACTTCATTGCGTTTATCAACAATGTTCCATAACAATTTTTCTTTTCTACGTTCTACAAAACGCTTTGCTTCTCGAGCAAAAGATAGAGGGTAATCATATATTACGGGTGTGCATAACATCCAGATTTGTCCTCCTGGATCTACCCCAGCCATACCAGCAGTCTTGCCGTTAGGCATTACGAAGTATATGCAGGAGGGTTTCTGAACAGCATCAACCAATGCTTCTGTGGGATCTATACCATGACCTTCTTCGACCTCTCTTCGGTCAGCTGGTAATAGATTAGAGGCCACCTCTTTGGCAGCCTCCATTGTGATTGGGAGGATTAAAATTTTAGACAAGACGATAGTTTTGATCTGAATAAGACCCTTCCCATGTCATTGAATTTAATGTAGCGGGTGTAGGGTGTGTGGATTTTAATGTTAAAGTTAGGTTCTTATTCTTCTCATAAGTAGGTATAACTTGGGTTCGAGATTCATTTACTTGTACTCTGTTAGCTCCATATTGGTTAGCTAAAGTAGGTTCCCATGTTTCAGTGTAATCTGGTTTACCTATTCTTTCTAAGATAGTAGTATACATACCATTAATACCTAAATTAAGTTTAACTCTATGTATAACTAAAGACCCATTTAATAATGATCTATATTGATCGCCAGATTGTTGGGTATAATATATGGTAGGGAATTGTATCTCCATATCAAACTGATAACCAAGTATTATATTATTAGCAGGTGTTACATCATCAGCTGTACTACCATCTTCTACATATTGAGGGTCATAAGTTTTCCAGTTACCAGGGAGTTTAACCTTAGTAACTCCACTTTCTACAAATGTCGATACATTCTCTGAGCGTCCTTGAAATGTTAGATCAGTAGAGCTCGGTACTACAAATACTGATAATTGTCCTGAGCTATTATTAAATCCTGTTGGTAAATTAAACTTAGTCCAGTTATTAGTAGCATCGTAAGTTAACGAAGATGAAGCTACAGAATAAGTATTATCTAAATGGATTCTATATGTTACATCATCTGTAGTATCAGATACTGTATTCATATTATCTGTTATTTCATGCTCATCATCATTCTTAGATTTTAAAGCAAACTTTTGCAGTACATCCTTACCACCATTCCTAACAACTACATATAACGAATCATCTAATACAGCATGGTGTTGTAATTCACCCATTAATTCCCATGTAAACCACGCTTGTTGTAAACGTTTATCACTAGAATTAAAGTACTTATAACCATATAAAGTTTTAGAATTCTTTTTACTAAAGAAAATTACACCATTCTCTCTAGAGTTAGATACCAATTCTAAATCCTTATCAAATAGTGTACCTACAACTTTACTTTGATCTATTACAATAGGTTCACCCTCTCGTAAGATCTTCGCAACTTCCCATAAACGTGAGTGTTTACCAGCATTATCAAGGAAAGCTATAGTAGTACCTAAGTTTATTGGGTTAGTTTTATGATTAAAGTTATAATTTGCTAAAGCGTTTATTTTAGCAGTTTGTGGACTTAAAACATCTGAGTCAGTAGTCAACATAAACTGTTGATTCTTAGTAAATATAACTAAACCAGAGTTAACTTGAATAGCATCATATACTATAGCTGGATATTCAGAACTACAAGATAAATCTATAACGTCTGTAGAAGTATATGTAATAGCAGATCTAGGCCAGAAATTATAGAAGTCTCCAGGTTGTGACATGATAACATTCTCATCACTGAGCATTACCATTCTATTCCTAAAGAATACCATCTTGTTTATTTTTTGTCCTACAAAAGAAGGTTCAGGTACAGTAGTAGTATTACCTACGGTACAAGCATCCCAGTCAATATGATCTACATCAAACCTTACAGCATTACTTACAAAATTACGTTTAATCTGTAAAGGCATTGTACTAGGAGACAATGTTGTAGTACGTCCAGGGGCTGCACATTCCTCCCATACTCCAGGACCATCTTTACCATTCTCTCCAAAGAATTTCACATAATAATCATCTTCTGTTGCTAAACTATTTTTAACTAAAACTACATACCCATGTTTACATTGACTAGGTAAATCTTCAATGGAATTACATTCAGAAGTTATAACATTAAGTAACTCACCTGTAGGGGAGGTAACGTTGAAAGCTGAACCATTGGTAATATAAAGACCATTACCTATAATCTTTACTTCAGAGGAAGTGAATTCACTAGTAGCAATTATGTCTGTATATAAATCACCTAAAATACTTTCAGCTGTAACAGTTGTTTTTGTATCAAAGGAAGTAGGTGTAGGTCTTATTAATCCAAGATTAGCCTGAACTGCACCTGTACTAATTTCTTCTATAGTTACTTTATAATAAGCATCTCTCATCCATACATGGAAGTAATCACCTTGTTGCCAGCCTGAACCACCATATAACATATCAAATGTAGTAGTGTATCTAGTCTGGTAAGTTGTTGTTGCATCACTACCACTACCAGTTGTATAAGGTACTGATTGACCTATGGTTGCAATTCTAAAATATAAGTCAGCACCTCTATTAACGGATGAACCACCACTATCTTTTACATCAATAGTATAAGTATATGCTCCAGATATAGCAGGTTCATCAACTATACTAGCACCATCTGAAATAGAAAAAAGCCGTGTAGCTACATTAGGAGACCAAGCATCATTACTATCACCAGCATCACTATCACATCTAGTAGTTGAAGATAACCTTGTAGCTCTAGGTACCATAGCTCCAGTAGTACTACAGTAATTATTACTAGATTTAACTAGGTCAACTTTAATTCTAGTTGCTGTACTGACAGTAGTAGTACTAGTATCATTGAAAAGATTAAGAGCATATTGATTAGCATATGCAACTTTTTTTAATTCTATATAAGCTTCAGCAGGTCTAGCAGTTTCTGTAGTACCTGCCATAGCTACCGTCTTAGTACGATTAGTTACATAAGTAAAATCATTTAGTGTTAATGTTTGTAGATCTTCATCATCCGTATGAGTTAAGTATGTAGCTATTGTAGATTCACTAGATACACCTGCAGGGTAATGAACATTCATTTCATCTCCAGCATCATGTCGTTTGACACCACCTGTATCATAAATATCAGTACAAGTCCACATTCTTATAACGCCAGCTGTTGATATCTGACCTATGTATTGTTCGTTTTCATCTCTATAGTAATGAAACCACCTTCCATTTGTTGCAGAATTTTTACTACCATCACTAAGAGATGCAATAAATTTACCTCCAGGACGTTTCATTAAACCCTGAACTAGATCAGGATATACATTCTTTGCTTTCACAACTTGTCCTGGAAATTTTGTTTCATCAGGTTGTTGTGATATACCTCCACTATAATTAGGTATTGTTTGTGTAATACTAGCCATTAGCGTCTCAGTGCATTATATGGTTGGTAAGCCGTATAGGTACTATCATGCGGATTCCCGAAATAAGAAGGATCTGCTTTGTCACATTCGTATTCTAAACATGCAGCTCTAGCTTTGAACTCATCCTCTTTTAATAGTGCAGCTAACTGAGGATTCGATACAAGCTGGGTAGCAGCCCTTACAGCAGCCCTGTAAGTTATGTAACGTTGGAATGGGTTAGGCAGATCTTCGAACGCATACAGCGTCACCAAGTCTAGGTAGAGAGTCTCTTCAAATTCATCGGTATGGTTTACTAAATCATATAATCTACCATTTCTCATTACAACATCCTTAGATCTATCTTTTAATCCATCATGGATATCATATCTTAATGCATTGTTAGGTATGGTTATGTACTTATCAGCATCAGGTAGAGTTGCTATATGGTATTCAGTGTTAAAATGCCAACCTTCATTCTGGACATCTTTATTTACTTCTGCTAAAATATTATAAATATAACCTACTTCTGGGTTTTCATAGTTTAAAGTTGTTACTGGAGATTGACCTATGCTACCCAAGATTGAGTTCACTGCGGATAGTTCGGTATCGGTGTCAATTGTCGAGGTAGCCATAAAGTTTTGTGAATAAAAAAAGGGAGACCGAAGCCTCCCTGTGTGTGTATAAAAATATAGTTAGAATGCAGCAGGTGCAGTTGCTGTACCAGCGTACAGTTCAACAGCAGCAGCTGGGTTAAGATAGTCAGCACCCATAGCCAATCTACCAAGAATAACGTCACCCTGATAAATCACGGAAACATCACCTGATGTAATTTGGACTTGAGGACCGATTGCTTCTACAACTCCAGCAGCTTCTTTCTGGAAGATAAGACCACAAGAATTATCATAGTTAGATTTCTGACCGTACTCGTTGTTGATACCAGTAACAGAGTTACGTGCATCTTCAACTTCTTCAGCCACAAAACTACCTGTGTTACCAGGATCTTCTACGTTAGTATGTAAAGCATCATTGTTACCAGAGGAAGGCTTATAAGCAGTACCATATCTACCTAAGAATGGTATGTTCATAGATTTGTAAACCTTGATACCAGCGATCTCTACAATTCCATTACCCTTTTGACGGGATGTACCTTGCTCGTCTCTGTTAACTAGGCCGTTTTCACCTACTTGTTGGATTAGTTCGTAGTACTGACGTGGGTTAAGAACACCTACACGACCTTCAGAACTAACACCCTTCTCATCTAGTGCGGCTGCAGCATCATAGAATGCGTTCACCAAACCAGTTGCACTGTATGCATCGTTAGCATCAGCTGTAGTACCAACACGAATTTGAGTACCACCTGGTTCTACAAAGTTAGCCTTAGTAATTGGGCTAGCTTTTCTTGCGCCCCGAGATACGGCACGGAAGATTAGTCTATCATATTTCTGAGCAAGTGCATATCCAATCTTCTTAGATATCTCTCCTCTCAATTCATAATGTGCAAGAGTCTCGTCTAGCTCATAGACAAACGCACTGGAGATGAGTAGATCATCAACAGTAATTGTCTTCTCTGCAACAGGAGGTGCACCGTCTGAGTTACCCAAGATAGAATTTCCTGGAGTATGGAATTCAGCTTTGGTGTGTCCTGTGTAGATGAACTGTAAAGATTTCCCATTCTTTAGGGTTCTCTTCATAACAAGATCTCTGGCTATTGCATTATATTCGAACCCTTTAAACATCTCGCCACTGAACAGCTTGAGGTAAAGGGCTCTTCTATCACCAGTGCTATTGGAAGCACCGGGCATAGTTACCGACGCTTGATGCGCGGTAGACTGTTGAGCCATTTTCTTATTGTTTTAAATGTATTGAATGTATATTTACCCTTGCATGCAAATTAAAATAAAAGTTTGTGGTCTATCCCACCGTCTAGACGGCTAGAGGGTATCCGGCGTACCGGGCCAAAAGCCAAAGCGAGCTATCGGAATCGAACCGATGAACCTAGCTTGGAAGGCTAGAGTTTTACCGCTAAACTAAGCTCGCTGGAAGCACAATGAGGTGCTGCCTTATGATGGTAATGAGTATGTAATACTTCTACCATGATGAAAAAGAATAGGAGTCCGAAGACCCCTATCCATAATTCATTAACCTGTAAGAGCTTCTTCAAGGGATTCATATTCCTTCTCCTCATCTACACCTGGGGGTTGCTTGTCACTCGGTAGAGTGTCAGGTTTCTCAGGTGTAAAAGAAGTTACAGAAGCTGGTGCTTGAGAACTTTGATGAGCCATTAGAAGCTATACTTAGCACCTAGTTTAGTGCCCCATGAGTTATCAGTATCTTCATCAAAGATATTTGAGAAGGCTACTTCACCATAGATACCTAGCTTTTCAGTAGCAGATACAGAACCTCCTACTTTACCAGACCAATTAGAGTCAGAGTCAACACCGTCTGCAGCGTTGATTGTCTTACCGCCTTGTGCATACCAGTCAAAAGAACCAAGTGTGTTCTCATAACCTACATGTAGATCGGTAGCCCTTGATGTATAATCAGATCCAGTGTAAGATGTGTTAGATTCTACGTTTACATATGGTCCAGCCATTGCAGGTGTAGAAGCAAGAGTGGTTGCTAGGACAAGTGCAAGTTTTTTCATTTAGTTATTTAGAGTTTGTGTGAGTAGTTTTAACGTACTTCACGCCACGATAGGTTAAAGTCATAGTAATACCTTAATCTACCAAAGCCCCGTTCCATGCCTTGGTTTTCATGCGTCCATAAAAATGGATGAACGGACGTGGCGTTAAGCGATTGGCGTGACTTCTTTAGCCGCTAAGTCGAGCGGGAAATTATGAGCATTACGCTCATGCATTACTTCCATACCGAGGTCAGCTCGGTTCAATACGTCAGCCCATGTAGGGACGACTCTTCCACTTGCATCTGTGATGGATTGATTAAAATTAAATCCGTTGAGGTTAAAAGCCATTGTAGAAACACCCATGGCGGTAAACCATATGCAAGTGACGGGCCAAGCAGCAAGGAAGAAATGAAGAGCACGACT